AGAACGCCTTCGGCACAACTGCAGCGAGCAACTTCAACGGCAACGCTTTCGGCTTGAACCTTGTGGTAGATCGCAACATCAACAACCAGGTTTACGTCGGCGACTCCACTGGCTTCGAGTGCTGGGAACAGCAACGCGGAGCAGTATCGGTTGACCTCGCAGACGGCGCTCTCGGTCGCGTCATCAAGTTCCGCGGTTACTTCAGCGCGGTAATGATGGACGCCACCAAGTTCGTCAAGCGCGTTCCCTGATCCTTAGCCCCACTCGAGAAAGTTTGCACCATGGCAGTTTACGCAGTCACTCACCACCAGCGACTAAACGACTACGCCGTGGTGCAAACTCTCGAGGACACGGACATCGGCATCGGTCAAAGCATCACGCTCGCAGGCTTAGGCCACGGATTAAACGGCCCCCATACCGTCTATGCAATCAACCCTTACTATTTTGAAGGCGTTGATGACGAAGGCGACCTGCTATTTGACTACGACGTTTACATCGGTAATCAGATTATTTTCTACGATGCCGGAACAGATCTGGAACGTGGTGCAGCGATCCCGACTGGGACGTTGACCTGGACTCAGACCTGCACATGGATCGTCGCAAACGACGTTCTTGCATGGCTCGGAATAAGTGTCGCCACCGCAAACGACACTGCTTTCGTAACTGCCTGCACGGAGGCCAGTTGCGCGTTCGCGTTTCGGCGTCGGAAGGAAGCAGGTTATTTTGACTCGCTCACTACCGTCCCAGGCGCGGACGTCAAACTCGGGACAACAATGCTCGCTGGAGCTCTTTATCGAGAGCGCGGAAGCGTTGACTCGTTCGCCAGTTTCGAAGCAATGAACATTCCAGGATCTGTCGGCTCTATGGGACAGATCAACCGCTTGCTAGGCGTTAATCGGAGTCAAGTCGCATGAGTGCCTCAGGCATCTTTGCAAGCGCCCAGAGCACCCTTGTAGCGTCGCTCACGGGACTCGGGCTGGCAGTTGTCACCGATGCACGCAACGCTAGACCGATGACTGTATTTGTCGAGCCACCCACGTTCACCTGCTTTAACAGCAACATCGCCGAAATTACTTTCGGAGTGAGGATCCTTGCAGCGCCCCCAGGCAACAGCGACGCTAGTGACTACCTCATCACCACAGCCGACACGATCATGAACAGCGCGATCTCTCTCATCTCGGGGAGTCCTTCTGTCACGACAATCGGATCACAAGATATCCCCTCATACGATCTAGTCGTTCGTGTGGGAACCTCAAGAAACCCATAGGAGAAATCATGGCAACTACAACTTATTTATCACAACCGGCAGAGCTAAAAATTGCGACCGTTGATCTCACCGATCAGGCCTCGAGCATTAGTTTTACTCTCGGCAACAACCCACTCACTAGCACCGCTTTCGGCGATACTGGCGAACGCATGGTTGCAGGCCTTCAGACCGTAGAAGGCACAATCACGCTTTATATGTCATACGGCGCATCAGAAGTTGAAGGCGTCATTGCCGGACAGATCGGGCTTGGATCAACAACTATCGTCGTAAAAAAAGGTTCAGGGGCTATCGCAGCTGATAACCCAGAGTGGACAATTTCCAACACGATGATCGCCAACTACCCAATCACCTACACCGTCGGCGAACTCCAAGTGATGGAAGTTTCGTTCTCGGGAGGCACCTGGGTACGCGACATCACCCCCTAATCCCATCCCTTACCGTGCAAAGGAAACCCCATGAAACTATCCATCAAGATCAATACAGGAGAAGGAGACTACGTTGTCGAAACTAATCTCTTTCATCTTGTGCAGCTCGAGCGGAAATATAAAGTCAAAGCGTCCGACCTCGCTAACGGTATCTCGATAGAGATGCTCGGCTACCTCGCCCACGAAGCAGCCAAACAGCAAGGACATAATCCTCCAGTCATTCTGGATGACTTTCTCAAAAAGTTAGTCAACCTTGAAGTCTTGGAAACAGAGTCAGCAAACCCCACACAAGGGGATCAGTAGGGCGCAGCCTCGCCGAGTTACTTGTCGAGACTGGCTACTGGCCCCCATCCATCGAGTTCACTTACACAGATCTGAACACTGTGATAGATGTGCTTAATAGACGCCGAAAGGATTAACGATGATCGAAATGAAATCAGAGATCAAAGGCGCGAAGCAGGCAATCATCTCGTTACGGAAAATAGATCCTGAGTATCGCAAAGACTTCAATCGTGAAGCCAAAAACATTGCAGCGCCACTTGTCGCCGACGCTAAATCCGAATACCCAGAGATGCCTCTTTCTGGCATGGCGAAACTCTGGACTAACAATGGGCGCGAGTTGTTGCCGTGGTCAGTGAGCAAAGTCCGCTCAGGCGTCAAATTGAAAACCTCTACGCGCAAAAACGCTTCAAGTGTCATCTACATAACGCAGGCGAACCCAGCAGGCGCAATCTTTGAAGTAGCAGGAAAAGCGAACCCTGGCAAAACATTCAACAAGAACCTACGCGCCAAAAAAAGTTTCATCTTGTGGCCCACAGCGGACAAACATCTTCCAGACGTGCAGCGCGGAATAGTCAAACTCGTAGAGGACGTCATGGACAAAGTTGAGAAGGAAATGCGCTAATGGCTATCAACATCCCGATCATTACCGACTTCAACGGCAAAGGCATCGACCTCGCCAACTCAGCAATCGGAGGGTTCGGCGGTTCAGCCACCAAAGTATTCAAAAATGTCGCTAAGTTCGCAGCCATCGGTGGAGCAGCAATAGCAGCAGGTCTCGGCGCGTCAGTCAAAGCAGCTGCAGAAGATGCTCAAGGGCAAGCCGTCCTAGCCAAGACTCTCAAGAACTCATCAAACTCCACTGACGATCAGATCTCTTCTATTGAGGATCTCATTTCTTCAATGACCTTGGCTACTGGCGTCGCCGACGACGACCTGAGAAGCGGACTCGGCACACTGGTCAGAGCCACAGGAAACTCGACTAAAGCCTTTGACCTGCTCAAAAGTGCGATGGATATTAGTGCAGCGACCGGTAAGCCGCTCGAGGCAACTACTTCCGCGCTCGCCAAGGGGTTTTTAGGTCAGATGGGCGCGCTAAAGAAGCTGGGCGTCCCACTCGATGCGAGCATTATCAAGTCCAAGGACTTCGCTGCAGCGATGGACGCTGTGAACGAAAACTTTGGAGGAAGCCAGGAAGCACTTTCTAATAGCGCGGTCGGACGCTTTGACAGACTGAAAAACGCTTTTGGTGAGGCATCCGAAACACTCGGCACAGCACTCCTCCCAGCGTTCGAAAAGATCGTCGGCTTCGCCACTACGACTTTGATCCCAGCCTTTGAAACTGTCTCAAAAGTCTTTGACGAAAAAGGTCTCGGCGGAGTGCTTCAGTTGCTCGGAGACAAACTCAAGGAAGGCATCCCGATCGCTCTCGAAGCGCTCAAGAACCTTCTGACTAAAATGGGTAACTGGATCGTCAACGACGGCTTACCATTACTCGGCGAAAAACTTGCGCTCCTCAAAGACAAGCTCACAGCATGGATCAAAGAGTCAGGGCCAGAAGCCCTCACCGCTCTCGGCAAGTTCATTGGCGATATGATCAAATGGATCATCAACGACGGCATACCGCTCTTGATCAAAGCGACAGCAAAACTTTCAGTAGCCCTGCTGAAATGGCTCGTAGATATTGGGCCTGATCTAATCAAAGGACTCGCAGGTTTCGCTCTCGAGTTAGCAAGATCTCTCGTGACTGCCGTTCTAGGAGCGTTCTCAGATCTCGGCAAGTTCGGTCTAGAGATCGGCAAAGCATTCGCGAACGGCATCATTTCGGTCGTAAACACTCAGATCATCGACCGTATTAACAAGCTGCTCGAGTTCACTATTGACCCTCCAGGTCCAGGGCCGAAATTGACAATCAACCCTCCAGACATACCTCGGATCCCAATGCTTGCTGAAGGTGGCATCGTTACCGGCCCGACTCTCGCGATGATCGGCGAGGCAGGCCCCGAGGCTGTGATTCCTCTGTCTGGGCGCAA